GAGTTATTTCCAACAACCACATTACTTCCGCTCGCAACATTTACGGTTCCTGTGATTGGTGAGTTTATCTCAACAGTTCCTGTAACTGGTGGATTAACTGTAACAGTTCCAGAGATCGATTCATATGCAATATTACTGCTTAATTTGCCTTCGCCTGTATAGATGAAGTTACCCTCAACTTCAAGTTCAGTATTACTGTTTACAGCAGTAACAATTCTTGAAATTGGTAGTCGATAACCATCTTCAATAATGAAAAGATCTCCAACATTTACGCGACTGTTAGAATATTGAACACTTCCGACATTTGGTAAAAAGAGTGTTTGGAATCCAGTCACCACATTTGAATAAGAGTTTGTCACAGAAACTGCCTCTGTTCCATTACCTGGCATGATTATTGAAACATTTGGTAATGCAATGAATTTCTGATCTTTATCTTGCTTCATGACGGTCTTAGAAATGAGTGCCATGCCAGCAGGGTGAACAATATTCTTAATTGGAACTTCAAATTCTACTAGATTTTTCTCAGATTGAACGATATACGAGAAGTTGTGATAGACATTTGCATCTTGGAAAACTTTATCAGAACTTGGGAAACCATCAGAGTTTAGATAGAATCCATCAAATTCAATTAATCCATTAGCAAATAGTGCTTTTGCACGAGCGCGCCCATTACCATAATACATCGGATTTGGTAATCCAATTGCAATGACTGTTGCATCATATTGTGCTGGTGCAGAGACGTTTGTTGATGTGTTTATATTACAGAATATTCCATTACCAGTTTTCAAATCAACTGTAGTGTCAATTCTTCCCGAATAGTTGTAAAGTCTTAATAATCCACTGTCATTATTAAAGTATTTGACATTGGCTTTAAATGTTGCTGTTTCGAAACTTGATCCTTGATAAATGTATTCTGTTTCTGTAAATGGATTCTCAGTTATAATTGGATTTACAATTGCATCAACAACCTTGAGAGATACATTTGGAACTGCAATGTAATCATATCCACGATATAACAGACGAATATCGCGAACTCTTCCAATAGCAGAAGTTTGAATGGTGTAATCTTCACCATCACCAAACAAATATGCTGTCAAAGTTGCTTCTGTGCCGTCTTGACGAGTTATTGCAGCACCAGTAGCATTTGAATTGAATGCTGTGTTTACTCTTAAAACTGTATTATTGACGATGGTCGTAACTCTTCTAAGTTCATTATTAACTTTAATAATATTAGAAGAATTAAAATCTGTTGTAAATTCAGTTCCGACGCCAATCACAGTTGTATTAGCGTAAAATACATTTGCTGTTCCATTAACAGAAGTGTATGTTGGTGATGCGCGTTCTACGATCACATTTGGACGAACGACATGTCCCTCACCGCGATCACTCAATACTACTGACTGAATTGTACCATTTGCATCAACTAGAGAAACATATCCATTACCGCCATATCCACGACCATCAAATTTAATAATATCATTGTTTGAATAACCTGATCCGCCATTATTAATATAAACATGAGCAATTAAACCGAGATTTTTAAATAATTGTCTTGTATTTGCTTTATCTTCATACTCTGAAACATAATTATAATTTTCAGATAATTGAGTATCGTAGAAAGAAGAAATCAATAGGTCTGGTGCAGATCTGAATCCACCACCGCCATTCAATACAGAGATAACATCGATGCCGCCAGTATTGACTGTCTCAAAGTCCATAACCTGCACCAGCTGGCTATTCGCATTTGCAGGAACAAGATATGTTGTCAAAGAATTAAACGTAAATGTTTTATCAATAAGAAATGCTGCACCATTTGTAGTATCAGTAGTATTCAATACATTTAATTGAGCGCCATTGAGAATAGTGGTTAGAACACCTGTATTTGCAATATCATAGACTAATAAGCCGCCAGTTGCTTCAGTGCCAAATCCACCTTTTGCACCAAATGTACCGATTCTGTATGCTGATTGCGTTGTTAGTGTGCCTGTGTATCCTGTTGTAGTTGTGAGGTAGAAATTGTTGACAATATTATCAATTGTTCTACGAGTTCCACCAACTTCCAAACTTTGCCCAACTTTTAATTCAACATCAAATGCTGTGTTTGTTCCAACAACAACATTACTTGTGCTGACATTAACAGTTCCGAGTATTTTGGTATTGCCATTAGGCGTGGCTATCTTAGCAGTAAATAATGCATCTGTGTAATTATTTCCATTAGCCCAAACAACTGCATAATTTATAAAGAAGTCATCAGCATCAGCCTCTGTTACATTTAAAACAGCATTTCTAGTATTAAGGGTGAATGCAGCAAGATTTGATACTCCAATCTGAGTGTCGCCCAAATAATCGATTACAGTTTTATCAAATGTGATCTGTTCTAAGAAATTTTTCTGACTATTTGAGGTGCATGCTGTAGTGTTAATTGCATTAATTCGAAGGTCCGTAGATAAATTTGCATCAGGATCATCACCAACACTTCTTAAAACAATAACTTCTGAATTTGAATAGGTGCGATATCCATATCCTTTAAAGATCATGTTCACGGCTTCAATAGAGCCCTGTGAAACATCGTTTACTATTGCTGCAGCATCATTTGCTTCTGCTGAAAAACCAAGACCGCCAGTAATTACAACTGGATCTCCGACGTTATAATATAATCCACGGCGTCGTTGGGCTGGATCGGTGCGAATATTTGAGTCTACTCGAATATTCGATAAGGTGCCGATGATTCTTTCGCGGAATACTTGATTGGATCCATTCTCATCAACATAACTGACTGTTATGAACTCACCATTGTTAAAGTATTTCTTTACATTGGTTACATAAATTTCTAAAATTTCTTTTCCGTTAGTTGGGTCGATAGTTCTTGCGGCTCTTTCAATAACACATGTAGCACCAGAATCAACACCAACAACTTGTCTTCGTTCTAGTAAATTTGGATCAACATTTTTATTTTGCTCAGTAATTGTAATTCTAAATGCTTTTGGTTGAATCCATTTACCATCAGACGCTATGAAGATCTGTTCTTTAGGATAGTTGATTTCGATATCTTCATTGAATAATGCTTTAAAAAGCCAACGTAAAGATTCGTCACTACCCTTTTTGCTGTAAAATTCTCTGGCAGATTTTAATATTTTCTCAGTGCTTAATGACGTTCCTTCTGGGAAAAAAGGAATTATTTCATCTTTGAAGTATCTTACAAATTCTGGAGGCGTTTGATCAATGTCGCGATAGTTTTCAATATTCATCGCATGATAAATGGTATTTCCTGCAGTATTGGAGATACCATTAGCTGAGTTTTGCTCCATCCATTGGTAGTACAACTCTAAGAAACGCTTGAATTGTGGATGGTCAGCATTTACAAAGTCTGGTAACTCAGACTCTATTAATGCTGATATTGTTTTTTCTGCTGCTGCCATATTATTGCTCAACTATTGCATTAATAGTTGTTGTGATTGCTGTTGGATCTGATGCATCAAGTGTGATAATTCTATTTCTTACAGAAGAGAATATTTTCTTTCTAGGGATTGCTCGAATAATCAAAGTTCCGAATGGATCATCAACACTTGTTGGGGAGAAATTATTTAACTTCACAATTCCATTCTGATAATCGATTGTTCCAATATCTTCAGTGATTGTTTTCTTAATGCTATTGGTGTCAAAATAGTAAATACGAAGTTTACCATTTCTTCCTTGAAGATTGACACGAGCTGTTGCACCAGCGCCACCACCACCAGATACGGTTACGCTGGCAGAAGTATAACCAGTTCCTGGATTTACAACTTCAATTTTCTTAACTGCTCCATTTACAATTAATGCTCTAGCGCTTGCACCAGTTCCATCACCATCAATAATTACATCGGGAGTAGTTATATAACCACTTCCAGACGTAACAATATCAATCGTCTCAATTCCAGTAAATGATTGAAGAACTTCTTCTAAGAAACAATTTCTTTCGATGCCTGCAGCATCCAAATAACCAAAAGATGGTGAAGAAACAAGTCTTTGCGATGTTGTGCCTTGTACCAATTCTGTTCCAAAGTCTAGTGTGTATGATGTTGTTCTGGTGATGTCAGCTGAGAATCGTTTTTCAATAGCGACAGAAATATCATTACTTGTAATTGATTGCTCAGAATCATCAATTGCTCTTGCTAATTGAGATACCTTAAATGATGAGTTGAAGGTATCAAGATTTTGATTGCAAAATGCTTTTATCGCGTTTACAACATTAACAGTGATTTCATTACTGCTCTTATTTGTTTGTGTTGGATCGTAATTTATGTCAACGTTGATAATTAAAAAGTTGTAATCAGCTTCCACATACTCTGGCGTCACAGTAAGAACAGAAAATGGTTTTAATATGTATTCATTGATGTAATTAGTTTCTGTTACTGTAATTTCGTAACCACCGAGTGGTTTTGCAGTATAAAATACTTTTCCATAAACTGGTGGATCATTTTCCTCGCCACCCCAAACATTGACCGCTTCGAAGTATGGATAATCGCGATTAATTAATGCGATATAATCATTCTTTGTAACAGCACGATTTTGTGAGATATATGCTTTCGGCGCAGTAAATCTGATTCTCTCAATATCCTCTGCTGGTGCTCCTGAGGATGACTCACTCTCAAGGGTTACTGCAACTGTTGCGCCATTTAAAATAGTATCAACAGGTTTAAATTCTTTTAAATTATTTGCAGATGTTCCTGAAGTAATTATGTAACTTACAACAACGATATTACCATCCGTAAGTGCTTTACCGATTACACCATCACCAAAGTAGATTTGATACTTGCCATTTTTATTTTCTTCAAGATAGTAAACTAAAGCATCAGCAGCAACATTAGTTGCATCTTGAGCAAGAATATAACTTCTCTGATTTGCATTTTCTGCTGAGCGCTGAACTGTTACTTGAATTGTAGATGTATCAATTCCTTCGTCTGGTATTTCGAAATATTGTTTTGGATTTGTTTGAGAATCATAGGTGAAGGTGATTGCGTTTGGTTGACCTTCTTTGATTTCAAGATTGTCTACATTGAATAGACCAGTTGAAGTGTTCTTCGAAACAATTTTTGCAGATGGATTAACAAAAATGTAGTTGACACCATCTTTTGTTTCTGATATAAAACGAGTAAATCGTGGAATGGTGATTGAACTGTTTGAGTCGTTTGCAACTGGTGTGACTGTAAGATCAATCACCGCACGAGCAGCGATGCGAGAACGCGGAACATATCCCAGAAGTTTGGCATGAGAAACAACTGATCCGCGTTTGATTGCAGTGTCAATAAACATTTCATTTGATACCATGTTCAAATAGTATCCCATGTAATGAGTATTATAAGCAAGAATATCCAAAAGAACGGACATACCTGAACCTTCGAAGTTGTAATCGCTGAACTCTGACTGAGATTTAAGAAATCCTTTTAGATTTGTTTTAATCGCATCAAAATCGAGTTCGGCGACTTTAAGTTTTGCTTCTGGATTTGCCATGTTATCTTATTCGCTCTAGGAAGAATGAGACTGTAATTGGTTCAATAGTATTTTTCACGAAAAAGGTGACATAAACATCATAGCGTTGTTCTTCATAATTTGGAGCAGCTACAACCTCTGAAATGGTAACTCTTGGTTCAAAATTCTTTATTGTTTCAAAGATAGAATCTTGAATAAGAGATGTTGTGACATTATCAATCGGTTCAAAAAGAAACTTCTTTAGATTTGATCCAAGATCTGGATTAAATGGTCTCTCATAGTGACTTGTGAGTAGTAAATTGCGAATCGCTCCAGCGATCGCATTCTCGTTGACCTTCTTTGAAACATCCTTTGTCACAGGATGCTTTGTGAAGTTAAGATCAAGATCAGAAAATCTTCTTGCAATTAAACTCATGTTTGTGTAGAATCTTCTATTGCCGTATTAAATGCAGTTTTTGTACTATCCTTACCCACTCGATTTAATAATGTGTATGATACACTATTTGCATCCGCGAAATCTTCGGCTAAACTGCTAACACTGATTGAAGCTGTTAGATTGTTACTTGATTCGTTGAAATTATGTGTATCAGTAGTCACAATGGTATCCATTGTGCTATTTGAAGTATTTAGTAGGTTTGTTATCTCCGTTACATATGCGGCGATCGCAGTTTGACCTGAGGCAGTGTTCGCGTCTTGCCTTTTTATCAGATCCATTTTACTTAAAATGGTGACATTCAAAGTGTCTTTTATATCATTCAACTTTGTTTCTGAAAACAGAGCAGATGCAGTATTCGCTACGAATGCGTCTCTAGTTTCATTTCCAAGAGCTGTAACAGTTTGTCCGAGGTCTTTTATTTTATTAAAATCTGGAAATGCATCACTAACCGCAGAAGACAACCCTGACAAATTAGAGGTGTGGGCTTGGAAGTCTGAAAGTGTGCTTGAGATTCCAGAAATTGCACTCGAGATTTGACTTAACTGACCACCAGTTAATTGACCTGCAATTGCAGAGGCTTGACCACTTACTGCAGAAATTGCGCTTCCAACTGCCCCCTCAACTAATGACATTGGATTTTGAACTAAAGAAGCAATGGATCCTGCAGCCTGAACTGCTGCAGTTACAGTACTTAATGCTCCGCTGAGAGACGATAATCCACCACCTAAACCACCGACTCTAGCTGCGACTGGCATCCCACCTATGGTTACAGTCGGAACCTGTTGTAAAAAGGTTCCACCATTAGTAGCAGCATCATTAATTTTATCGAGTATCTTCGCCTCGATTCTTGCAATAATTTTGGCGGCGGCTTCTGTTAATGGCATAATTATTCACCTGCAGGTGTTTCAGGAGGTGGTGGATCGAAAATCACAGTTTCAGTTTTTGGATAAATGTGTTTACCGAGCTTGACATCGATTGCTGCCAGCCCTGCATATTTAACTTCGTTTATTGCATTGGTAATTGAAGAGTCGACATTGAAATCGATATTTCTTTCGATTGCTCCAGTCGCAACCTGATCAATTTTATCTAGTAATCCATTCTTTAGATCTGTTTTCAAACCGAGAATTAATCCCTTACTATCATTTACAGACCCAGCAAAGGTCTCGATTTTGACTGATAACTCACCAATCGAACTGGAACTTGCAAAGTCTTTTATAATAGAATCTGCAGCACCACCAATCGCTTTCACAACACCACTCACAGTTGATGAGATGCCATCGACGATCTTACCGAATGTAGTTTTGCTAGCTGTATTTGTATCAATTTTCTTTCCAGTAACCTTCACTTCTTCAAGTTTATTATCTGGATTCTTAGATGGATCAACTCCAGCTGCAGCTGAACTTGCAGAGGCAGAGGTTCCAACTGAATTTGCGCTGGCTGCGGTGTTCGCAGAAGTATTC